ATGGCACCTTTTTATTGGATAACTATGATTATTATTTTTAGTAAGTTTTTAAGAGAGTTAAATAGCAGCGGTTTGTTTGAAAATATAAACTATGACTTATACCCTAAGTTGGGAGTGATATATGGATGTGATAAAGAAAAAAGAGAAATAAAAATCACTCTTTCAACATTAAATGATAAAGAAAATAGGGTGACAATCACTGTGCAATCCGATGTTGATTGGAATAAACGAAAACAATTGCGTGCAGTACTTATTAATGAAAGTTTATATATAAGCCATGGCGACTTTATAGATAGGGTTACGCCTATTTTCATAAGGAATTATTTCTTTAAATTTGATATTATAGATTTTTTATCTATAGTCATTTGTCATTTGTCAAAATAGAAAAAGATAATAGGGTTAAGCGGTTATCAGTAGGAAAAGTATCGATATAGAAAAGAATGCTTATTTACCTTAAGTAAGGGGCTATTATCTCTCTGTGCATGTTGATAAATTTTACTTAATGTACTTGTTGCGCATCAGTGATACCCCTTATCAACCATGTTTTAGGTAACTATATATCAATGAAATGACACGGTAAGTGCGTTTTTTTATTTGGGTGGAGTAAAACTAACCTGCATAACGGCCTAATTGCAAAGGCTTTTTCTTACCTATAGGCTTTGATTATAGACAATAGGGCTATCTATTATTGTTACTATGTAATATATCGAGCCAGAAAGTTGCTCATCTATTTATGAATATCATTTAATTTTAAGGGTAACAGGTGGTATTTAACACAAGTTTATTTAGTTGATGAGGGGGGATATCTAGGGCTATAAGCAGTAATAACTGTACCATTTATCAATCTATTTTTCATTATCCTTGCTATATATCCTAACGTTTTCTAACGCAATTAAAATGTTACCCTAAACCGATGAAATTTAAAATTCACCATATAGAGCGTGGGCATAGACCGTTTAGGTTGTGCTTTTATTGCGGCTCCTTTAAAATAAAGTTGATCAGTGATTTATCATTGGTCTTGCCTCTTCTAGCGTTTGGTCGCGCTAGCAGAATACTCGGTTAGCTTTGGTCGGCGACCCGAGGTAAAGAAACCCATTTAGGTGGGTTTTTTTACGCCTATCAATCAACGCTTGTCAGCCCTAACTGGCTGGTCTTGCCTCTTACGTTAGCCTAACTCTTTTCCCTAGGTAGGCTGATTTTTAGGTTTGAACACTTATCTAAATACTTGCTGTGTTTGTATTAGTAGAAATAATATTAGCATCGATATTTTTATCATTCAATAGCATTGCTAATTTCTCTGGGCGATAAAAAACCGAAAATATTAGCGATAGTATTTAATTGATTGTTTTGGTTAAGCAAAATCAACCATTTTTATTGGAAGAGACTTTATGACTTTACCTATTACGCGTAAATCATGCATCTCAGCTTCTTCAATATAAAAAGTTTCATAGGCAGGATTATCAGATTTGACCGCAAGCTTCCGGCCTTTAACTCGCTGTAATCGTTTTATGAATAGGGAGCTTTCAAAACTAAATACATAGACGCCATCCCCATCAAAAAAGTCACTGTGTGTATCAACGAAAACAACATCCCTAGGATTAATTGCCGGAGACATGCTATCGCCGCTGATATTAATCATCTCAATTCCTTTAAGACTTTTACGACCAAATAACTCAAAAATTTTTTCGGAAGAGAATTCTATTGATTTTATGGTGTCAGGGAAGTCATTATTAATAAAACCACCGGGACCTGCTTTTGCATATATATCCATTAATCTCAATGTGTTGTGATCGCTTCTAATCGATTGTTGTGGGTGAGTGGTATCTTCACTTCTATTTGTTGACCTGACGTAATCGAGTAAAATTTTTAATTCGGGGTTGATATCTTCAGGCTTAACACGAAGTAAAGCGGCAAATTTTAATGTGGTATCTGTATTTAACGCAGTACGGCCATTGAGATACTGGCTGACGGCTCCTTGCGTAGAAAAGCCAAGTGCCTCAGCTGCTTTTTCTTGAGTTAAGCTGAGAGATTCACGTTTGCTTTCCCAGATATTACGTAAATTTTGGGCTGCTATTTTGTCTGATTCTGAAATTTTTCTATTCATATCATCTATTTTATTTGTATTGCTAATATTATGCCACTAGTATTGCTATTATTTTTCGTCATTAGTACTGCTAATGTTGAATCGTTAAGTAAAAAAGGAGCTAACAAATAAGATTAAATATTTACCTAAAAAATAACAGTAACTTAATCAGTCTGAATTTGCTCAAACCATTGGCGTGATACAGGGCTATATCAGCTAAGTCATCAAAGGTAACTCCATTCCAAAATGTTGTAAAGGCATTGGCTGGGCATCAAAAACAAGCGGGTTATTAGACCACTTTCTTTATAACCCGAAGTGAGGTGATTTGATTTATCTTTTAATCGTTTAATACATCGCTTAAAAGTTGAAATATATGCACTTGGAAAAAAGAAAATCGCTCCCATCATATGGTTATATATTTTATAACGGATATAAGGCCGTCTTGTCATAAGGTTATTAGATGTCGTTAGTTGGAGTGAAAATGAAAAAATCGGTTTATAAAGCAAGTGGTTTATGGAACCAAGAATCTTTCATAACTCTTTTTGTCGCAACAAGCGAAAAAGATGTACTTTCAACAATCGTATTTTGGGCAAATCTTGGTGGCGCTCGAGTCGATGAGCTATCTATCGAGCGTTATTGCTCAGTGCATTAACCAAACTAAGATGAAGTGGCAGGCCAATGACAAAAAACAGTAACAGAACGTAAAGCTGAATAACGTAAGCGGCAAAAAGAATCAGGCATTACTGAGGCTGAGTTATTTCTTGGTAAGCAGGGGGGTAAAAATGCTTCAAAGAAATTGTGCATTACGTAGAGCCAGTAGAGAGCCTTGTAAGAATGCGAATTTGATTCGAATGGATGACATACTGTGATGCTATTCGGCTCTAAACGAAACAATAGGATATCTAAGTTGTTATCATAGACGACTGTGGAATAGGTAGGTTAAACACACAAAACACTGTTTATTTAAACAGTGTTTTGTGTATAATCCATTTATTGGCTTGAACACCCAATCTAAATACTCGCTGTGTCTACTGAGAGAAAAAGTATGGCACAGTATAGCTTTATCAAAATATCTAACGGCTCTCTTGTTTCGGCTTCCCGCCCAGCAAGGGAATTCATGCACGTCAAAATCAAGTGTGGTGGTGTGCTTTCGGCTGATTTCAAGAAAGACCGCGATTCACGACGCCATCGCAACTACTCCGCAATACTCAATTTAGGGGATAAATATTGGCAGCCAATTGGCGACAATACTCCAATTGATAAATTCTTTAATGCTCTCCGTTATTGGTTAGTAGAACAATTGGGCCATTATGAAACCTTTGAAATGTCTGATGGCAGCCTACGCCGTATCACCCAATTAATCAGTTTTACCAAAATGAACGACCTAGCTTTTGGTGAACTCTACAAAGCCACCCTCGATGTACTTTGGAACTGTATTTTATTTCGTAAAATTCCCACCCAACAGGTTGCTGAAAATGTGGCAGCTCAGTTATTAGATTTTATTTAGAGGCAAGACCAATGAAACTCGAAAATGCACTGAAAAACTTTCACCCCAAATCACCGATATTTAGCGATACTGCGAGCAGTACATCACCCGACCGTTTAACTGGAACGGACATCATAGCTGCTATGGGGATGATTGATCCTCAGGCTAAGTTTGGCATGACGGCTTTTCTCGCTAAAAATGATGTCAGCGAAGAGGATAAAATTTCTACCATAGAAGCCTTGACGCAATATGCGAAAAAACAGACCCCAAAGCTGGTAGCAAAAGCTGCAGGTAAAAAACTAGGTCATTGTTTAATCATATTGGCCAAAATCGCATTTGAGGACTACGCTCGTTCGGCAGGTTCCGTTTTCCCATGTTCAACCTGTAGCGGCAAAGGGATGATTGATAAACAAGTCACTACAACAAAATATTCAACAAGAGACGCTGTCTTTTCCTCCTTTACCAAGGACAAGCCCAAACGATATACAAATACTGAGCGTGAGATCGTGGAAACTGAAAAAGTGATTTGCCAGTCATGTAAGGGAAAAGGCCAGTTAACACAGCGCTGTCGATGCAAGGGGCGGGGGAAAGTACTGGATGAAGCACAAACAGAACGACAGGGCGTCCCAGTATTCAAAGATTGCCCACGGTGTGCAGGCCTCGGTTTTAAGCGCGTTCCCTCATCTGTCGCATATAATGCAATAAAGCACTTGGTACCAGAGCTTAACGAAAGAACATGGCGCCGAAATTGGAAACCGTTTTATGAAACATTGGCCAGCAAATGTTTCATTGAGGAAAGTATTGCAGAGCAGGCGTTTAGCAAAGCGATAAAATAAACTGATCAAATAAACAGTAAAAAGCTTGCATTTTGTCCGAAGCTGGTTTATTATTTTTCCACAATGGACATTCTATACCTAATTAAGTAAATCGATGTCTCATTTTACCAATTCAAAACCTCGCGATTGCGGGGTTTTTTTATATCTAAAAACCTCAACAAGTGTTTCGTTTTCTTAAGAGTAGAACCTCACTTCGGCAGGGTTTTATTTTGTGATCTTCTGTGGTTTAGCACGATAAGTGAGGTTTTAAGTGAAAGTCTGCATTATAGGCATTTCTGGCGCAGGGAAAACAACGTTAGCTAAAAAATTAGCCATTGAACTGAATGTCCCTACTTATGCGTATGATGATATATATTGGAATAAAAGGAGTGGAGAATATATTAAAAATACTCCTGAGATAATTAATTCACTTGTTTCTGCCATAAAATCGGAAAGAGATTGGATAGTTGAAGGCGCGTATGATCGTCGGATGCTCCCATTCTTTGAAGACTGCTCTTTGATTATTAGATTGAAGATCCCATATCGGATATGTGTGTTAAGAATAATAAAGCGTTACCTACTTGCAAAAATAACAAAAACAAGACATAAGGAAACGATTCTAAATACCATTGAATTACTTCGCTTTGCAAAGCGATTTGATAACCAATTAAATGTTTTTTTTGATTCAAACCCAGCTGTTATGCATAAGATAGTTGAAGTTAATAACACTAAGCAGTGTTCACTAGAAATTAAAAAACATTTAAATGAAACTTCATAATTTAAAGGGGACAGTGATGCCATTTTCTATGTTTAACCGACTAATATGTAAGGTAACCCTTACAAGTTCAGTGATCTAGTCTTGTGGATAGCTTATATTCAAGAGGTCGCCTAGTGCGGCTTTTTTTGTCTATAGTAAAAAGCTAATTTCTAGTTAATTTTTTATGGATAAAATAGCAATTCTTAAATTAAGCTAAAATTGAGTGGGTTAAATTTTTTATTCTAATAGTTAGTTTTTAATTGATATTAAGATTCATGCCTTTTAATTTATTAAATGTAATAATTTCCTTTCTTGTTTATTTAAAAAAAGGATGTTTTTATTGTGAGTATTTTCAAATTTAAAAAAATAATGGCTATCACTATCTTTTCTTGCTCATTTTCAAGCTTTGCTGCAAATCCACCGTTACAATTTCACATTCACGGTTCTTTTGAAGAGGTTGTTCCTCCGTGTAATTTGACAAGCGAGTCGAGCTTTAATTTGGGTTTTGATACCATTCCAACATATGTAAATATTGGATACGAAACGCAAGCCGAGTTTGTCAGAGTAAGTTATCAATGTATGCAGGATGTTAATGTTAAAGTTTATTTTTCTGATGCTGCCCATAAACTTTCTAGTGCAGCATATCAAACGACAGCGAGCCATATTGGGGTTAAAACTAAAATAAATGGTCAAATATTAAATCCCAATGAAAAACTAGAGTTTAAGTCTAAAGCAGGAGCATCAGAAATCCCAGTTGAAGTTAGTTTAATAAGGCTAGCAGAAACACAAGGTAATGGTGGTAGTTATGACTTTAATTTAACGGGTATTATTGAGACAGAGTATAACTAATATTTTAATTAGTATATTGTGTGCTGCTTTTCTATTAAATTCTTCAAGGTCACTTAGGTGGCCTTTTTTATTAACTCAACCTCAGGCACTCCGTAGGGGGTGAAATCATGCGTATGGATAAATACAGCAACGCAGCCTACGGCAGTGCTGGGCTTACAGCATTCTTTGCAAGTCTATCACTTTATGAGTGGGGCTTTATTATCGGGATGGCGTTTAGCATTATTCTTGGTCTTATTACCTTTTTTATGAATCGACGAGAGCAGCGAAAGCGAACACGTTTATTTGAAGAACTCGTTAATAAAACTGACCCACAAAACCCCTCAGCCACTGCACGAAAAGCTGCCGAACTTATGGCGAAAGCGCCTAAGGATATCTAATGTCACTCAAACAAAAACTCACTGTGCTTGTTGGTGCAGGGGCTTCGGCTATCGGTTTAGCCGTGATTGCGCATTATGAGGGGGTTAGATATGAGCCCTACGAGGATGTTATTGGTGTACTGACGGTCTGCTATGGGCACACAGGGAAAGATATTGTTCCCAATAAAACTTATACCAAAGAAGAATGCAATGAGCTGTTAGAGCTGGATTTTATGAGAACCAAATTACAGGTAGACCGCCTAGTTAAAGTCCCTGTTGATGAGCATACAAAAGCCGCGCTTTATTCATTTGCTTTTAATGTTGGCACTGGCGCATTTGCTAAGTCGACCATGTTGAAAAAGCTTAACGCAGGTGACCAATACGGTGCTTGTGAAGAACTAAAAAGATGGGTTTACGCGGGGGGCAAGGTATGGCGCGGGTTAGTGAACCGCAGAGAAGCGGAGGCTGCAATATGTCATGGAAACCTGTAGTCGCTGCAATTTGCATTGTGCTATTTGCGATAGCAATGATTGCGTTCGGTGCTTATCGTCTAACAGACAACACATGCAGTATTGATAAAGCCAGTTTAGAAAAACGCTGCCAAAAAGCTATCGACCACTATAAAGGTCAGCAAGTTAATTATTAGTCTTCTCTATGGTAACCGCCATGAATAAAGTCAGAGCATTGTTATTTATCGCTGCATGGGTAGCCATATGGGGAATGTGGAAACAACACGAAAGGATAGGTGAGCTAAACACCAAAAATGCTGAACTACTCGTTGAACTAGCTGAGCAAGTTAAAATAAATGAAGATTACCAAGAGCGCGTTCAAGCGCTTCATAAACTCGATACTAAACATATCCAAGAGCTAACAAATGCAAATGCTGAAATTGATAAGTTGCGTATTGCTGCTGAGCGCAATCCTGAGCGGGTGTACATCAGAGCCAGTTGTCCGAAAGTCGAAACCAATTCCACCTCCCGCGTGGATGATGGAACAACCGCCAGACCTACTGACTCCGCTAATGTGACGTTTAAACGTTCTCTCTTCCCTGATACAGCGGCCATTAGTGCGTTGTATCCTAATCTCCACCGCATATAAGGTTTTTACTATGCCAATTAAACAAACACGATACGTTGATATTGCATCGGCGGTCATTGGTGCGTCTGCTGTTCCGATGCGCAAACTGACTGCACGTTTATTTTCCACCAACCCGAAAATTCCTACGGGTAAAGTATTGGAATTTACCAGTGGCCAAGTCGATGAGCTATTAGGTATTGATGCGCCAGAGGCTCACTTTGCGCGGCAATATTTTAGCTATGTCAGCCCTGCACCAGTCAGTAAACCCAAAGAATTACAAATTGCCGCCTATGAGCCAGTAGGGCGTGCGCCTACGCTCTTTGGTGCAAAAGCGGCCGCATTAGTGGATTTAAAAATCATTACCGATGGCACGCTATCGGTCACGATAGGGGCTGTAACTAAAAGCTATAAAGATATTGATTTATCAGAAGCAAAATCGTATTCGGATATCGCGTCTACAATTCAAAGCAAGCTTAATGCTGAGAGTGAACCGCAGTTTTCCAGTAGCTATCTGACGTTTAATGCACTGGAAAGCGCGTTTGAACTCAGTGGCGGTGTTCAGGAAAGTGCATCGATAAGTGTCGAGTATTCTGCGCTGGCTGAAGCCATGGGGCTTTCTTCCGGTACGGCATCGGAGGGGAATCCCGCGCAAACGCCTTTAGAGGCTTTCATTGTTGCCGAGCAAGTTTCAGATTCGTTTGGTAGCGCGACATTCCTTGACGAAATGCCATTAGAACAAGCGGTTGCTTTAGCTCAGTATGTTTCGGGTGAAAACGTCAAGTACCAGTTACACCTTAATGTTAGTAAAAATAAGGTTGAAGATTTTAGTGCAGCCTTGATGGGAACGGCTTCTGTTGGGTTAAACCTCAAAACGGATGATAGTTTCTTTATCCAAGCCCTACCCATGGCAGTTATGGCGGCAACGGATTACGACCGCACTAATGCGACGACAAATTACATGTTCCGCCAGTTTAGTATTGCGTTTCCTGCCCAAGTCACTACCGATAAAGATGCGGATCGCTACGATAAGCTTCGTGTGAACTACTACGGTCAAACCGCGGTTGCTGGTTCACAGATTCGCTTTTATCAACGTGGTTTTCTGTGTGGCGGGCCATCGAACCCGCTGGATATGAGTGTGCATGCCAATGAGCAGTGGTTAAAAGCTTATATTGCGCAGCAATGGTTTAGTGTGTTACTCGCGACTCGCGGTGTACCAGCCAACAAAGATGGTGAAGCTCGTGCACTGATGGTTATTGCAGGGGCTGTTACTAAGGCATTGGATAACGGCACAATTTTAGCGGGTAAAACGCTGACTGAAGTACAAATATTGGCGATTGCTGATGCGTCTGGGGATGACCTTGCATGGTATGACGTGCAGGACAAAGGTTATTGGTACAACGCACAGATTGTTGAAAGTACAGGGGAAAATGGTTTACCTGAATACGTCATGAAATACGTGCTGATTTACGGAAAGGGTGATTGGGTACGTAAAGTCGAAGGCTCACATAACTTAGTATAAGGAATTGATAATGAGTGATATTTCTGCAACAGGCTTGAGTTTCACTATTCAAGCGAGCAAAACCTTTCCTGCGGGAATTTTAATTACCTCTTTTGCGGATGATGCCGACCCGTTAGATTTACCGGCGGTGGATATTGCACAAACGGGTATGGATATTAATGGCAACTTGGTGAGCTGGTCTGCCCCGACCCCACAAACGGTCACCATCAACGTATTAGCGGGTAGTGAAGAAGACCAAAACCTGTCTATTTTGTTCGAGGCCAACATCGCCAAAAAAGGTCGTCGCCATGCAGGGGATGTCATTACTTTTGTCGCATCTTATGGTGATGGTTCAACGGTGACAGCGCGTAACGGCAAAATTACGAACGGTAGTCGTGGCAACTCAGCCGCCTCGGCAGGGCGTTTGAAATCCAAAGCCTATACCTTTGTGTTTCAGGATTTTGACAGTACACGCGTACGTTAATTTTTCATCCATTTATGGCGGGGAATCCCGCCTTTTTTATCGGTATTTACCATGTTAATAAAGCCTAAAGAAGTGGCCATCAAAGATGTTGATGGCGTTGAAAAAATTTTTGTGATTAGTCGGTTACCTGCTACGGTTGGTCGTGAAATCCTAGCCAAATACCCATTATCTAATGCCCCTAAAATTGGTGACTATGAGGTCAGCAAAGAAGCCATGTTAAAAATGATGGCTTATGTGTGTGTAGTTATCGATGATGAGGAAATTCTGCTTAAAACCCAAACATTGATTGATAACCATATACCTGATGGTGAGTCGTTGATCCGCCTAGAGTTGGAAATGCTGAAATATAACACCAGTTTTTTCGGCAACGACGGGAGTCAAGGTTTCCTCCATTACCTACTCAGCAAGGTAAGTGGTTCACTCCCGTCGATTATAAAAACGCTGATGGCTTCTTTGCCGTCATCATCAGCGAGCGACTCGCCACCTTCACCGAACTCAAAAACTCAGTAGATTTAGAAGAAGCACTGGATCTGTGGGAAATTGCTATCACGAATCGTTATAACGAAGCTTTAGCAACATCACAGAAATGAGTGATATGACTTTAAAGTTCTCCATAGTGTGCTTTACTTAATATGTCATTAACTTATTGGTGAATATATGAAAAAGTCTATTGCAGTATTAGCGGCTATCGTATTACTTTCTGGTTGTAAAGTGGATGTGGTGGCTAAAGTTAATACGGACGATCTTCTTTCCTTAGATCACAAAATAGTGCAGGGAAATATTAATGTAGAGGTTCCTTCATGTAATGACTTTGAGGATTCGAGAAAAGAGTCTAAGAGCTTAATCCAGATAAAGGAAAAGCTTCCCACTATATTTAAAACCGTTGAATTTAAAGAATGTTATAAGCAGAAGTTTAATTCTTATGCTAGTTTTTCTGTACCAGTTGGTATTGGTAGTTTTGTTGGGGAAGCAAAAACAGTAGATACTGAAATTTATGTTTTCTCTAATAAAATTACTTATGCAGGTATTGTTTTAGACGATGATGCAGCAAAGAGATTAGCAAGTGCAAAGAAAACCTCTCCTGGCGAATTAAATCTTGCGATGACGCTGGTTTTGGAAAAAGGGAAACAACCCATTCCGAACATTGCAGCAATTGGTGTATATATGACCGGTATAGAGTCTAAAAATTCACCGATCTCAATAGGCAGAGTTAAAATTGAAGCCAAAGAGATTAAACTCAGATTATCAGATGTTTCTAATTCGATGATTGAAAGTGGCAAGATTACGTCAGTTTTAGTGAAGGCAGAGTATTTAGAACAACTGCTCACACAATTGAAGGAATAATTGCCATATATAACAATTTAAACCGCCTCTCAGGCGGTTTTTTTATGTCTAAAAAAGGTGATTTATGTCGTTAATGGATACGTTTGTTCAAGTCTTTGAGTTTGATACAAAGCAAGCGGATAGTGCCTTTGAAAAAATCCGGCGTTCTACGGATGACATTATCGCCGATATGAAACGAGTCAGCGAAAATGCAAAAGGCGGGATCGCTTCGTTAACCGATTTTCTTTCCCAAGTAACTTTGTCACTGCAAGTGGGGGCGCAGAGTGCAAAAGTAGAGCTCCACCTTGATGCGCCTAAAAAAGAAATGGTGGCCTATTTGGATGAAATGAAAAACTATCTTGAATATGTCAAATCACTTCATCAATCAAATGTGCTTTCTATTGAAAACAACAAGAAATTGGTCACCGGCATACAAGCGTTGGAATCTAATATTCAACGCACGGAAGGTTCATTGGCTGATAAGGTCATGGTGACGAGTAAGGCGGCAAACGAAGCGAAAAATCTTGCTAATAACAATGATCAGCTTGCTAAATCAGCCGATGGTGTGGCGAACCATTATGATAAAGCAGCCCACTCACTATCTGGGTTTTTAGGCAAAATAGCCAATATGTTTGGGGGGGGATTAACCATTAGTCATATTGCCTCCTTTATTCAGTCGGCTGCTGAAGACATTAATTTATTATCGCAATCAGCAGATGCATTAAATTTGCCCGTTGAAGTGGTTGATGCTTTTGGCAAGGTAGTCACGTCGATGGGAGGAGATGCACAAGGGGCCCGCGATACCTTGATGGATATGTCTAACAGTATCCGTGTAGCCTTACAAGATACGTCGTCGGGCAAAGCTGAGGTATTTAACAGTTTAAAAATCAGCTTAAAAGATATGCAAGGTGATTCTATTGATGCGATGGAAGGGGTGTATCGTTTATCAGATGCCGTACAAGGACTGAGCAAAAAAGAAGCCATATTGCGCATTAAAGAAGTCGGTATTACCGATAATAAAATCATTGAATCCATCTTAAAAGGGCGGACTGAACTCGAAGCATTAACCAAAAAGCAAAAAGAAAATGGCGTCGTAACTAAGGAATTAGTATTACAAGCGCAAAAATACAAGCAAGTGACTGGCGGGTTAAAAACGGTATTTAATAGTGTGATGGTCAGCATTATGAATGCGGCTTTACCTGCACTTACCCAAGTGCTTGCTTGGGGAGAAGCTTTTGTAGATTTTTGCCGTGACAATCAAGGTTTTGTTACGGGGTTTTTTATTGCCATTGGTACCGCAGCATCTGCCGCAGGAATATCAACATTAGCCGCTATGTGGCCTATCTTAGCGATTAGCGCAGTTGTCGTGCTCCTTGCCGCTGCCTTCGCACTGGTTTATGACGATATCATGAATTTTATTGACGGTAATGATTCCATGATAGGTCGCATATTGGATAAATACCCTGCCTTAAAAACGGTGATTATGGCGTTATGGGAAGCCTTTAAAGCGTATTTTGACTTTATTATTGCTGTCTCTAACGCAGTTTCCGATGCGGCTGTTACTGCCTTTAATTTGATTATTGGTGGTGTTAAACAACTGTGGACATGGCTTAATGAATTTATTGATGGGCTTTCAGTCTGGGGTAAGGCGTTTGAAGATGTGTTTGATACTGCTTCTGATGCCGTTGTCGGGATTTTTAAATGGCTTTGGGCTCAAATTAAGCAGTACCTTGGCTGGATCAATGACGGTCTTGATGCCATTAAAAAAGGTTGGAGCACAGTTAAAGGTTGGTTTGGTTTTGATGATGCCGAAGTCACCCAAACGGTTGAACGTAAAATGTCAGCGGACGGTACGATTGAACACCGACTGCCAGAATCGCCTCAGTTATCGGAAGAGGATGCGATGAAACTGCTGCAAGGGGCAAATCACTACATAAGTAGCATTTCATCTAATCCACTAAACTCAATGACCAGTCAGGCTATAAATAACACATCCAACTCGACCAATGAAACTAACATCTCAATTGGTGAGATTAAAGTGGAAACACAAGCTACAGATGCTCAAGGTATGGCGAGAGATAGCAAGGATGCTATTGCCTCTCATTGCCAAGACCTTGGTCATCAAATGAATTCGGGGCTAGGCAAATGATCACTGAAGTTAAAATATTCAATACAGATAATTTCACGGCATTATTTGAAACGGTTAATCCAATGCAAATTAATGTGAGCGATGGACATAAAGCAACACAGTTTGCGGTTGAATCAGGAGAAACGCGCAGTGACCATATTGTGGAGCAACCCGTTGAGATTAGCATGGATCTCATACTGACTGGCGAGATGAAAAGCACCTTTGAAATCATGCAGCAAGCTTATGATAAACATCAATTAGTGGGGGTTCAGACTCGCGTTAAAACTTATCAACCCATGCTGTTAGTCAATTTCAATCACACTGAAATTCCAGATATGGCAGACGCAATTAAGCTCACTTTACGTTTTACTGAGTGGCGAACGGTTGAGCCTGAGTATGGGGATTTACCGCCACGAAAAGTGACTAAAAAAGAGCAATCTAGCACAGTAAATCGAGGGAAAGTTCAAACGGTCACAGTATCTGACCAAAAGAAAAAATCGACAGCGGCAAAAATGGTCGACGGTGATTTAAAACTAGGGGGAGGATAATGCAAGAAATTCCATTAAATACTGTACCGAATCAACGCGTACGCATTAGCCTTAGCGGAGAGGAATGGGAACTCACTTTCAAGGTGGCACGAAATACAATCTGTTGTGATATTAAACGCAATGATGTCGTTTTATTGCGAGGCATTCGAGCTATACCTAATCAACCTTTGATCCCTTATCGCTATCTATCTGCTGGCGGCAATTTTGTGTTTATCACTGATAATGATGAATACCCGTGGTGGGAACAGTTTGGAAAATCTCACTATCTGGTGTGGTGGGGGAATGACGATGATTGATTTACGCCGTATTCGTATCGGCATTGAAGTCAATGAGCGACTACAGTGGTATGAAGGGCTGCGTATTCGTGCTAATGGCACCAAGTATGCTAATTCGTTACAAAATGAATGTACGGTGAATATTGACGGATTGAATGCGGATACGCGCAATATGTTACTTACGGAAACCAGCCCATATGCTAAAGCGAAAAAACCACACCGATTAATTTTAGAAGCAGGGCGCGTTAGTACGGGGGTATTTCGCATTTATGTCGGGGATATCGTCAGCGCAGAAATTGCCTCTCCGCCAGAGGTAACTCTCACCTTAAAAGCGAAAACTAACAATGGTAACGCACGGGATATCGTGTCTTCATCGGCCGGTGCCATGAGCAAAATGAGTGAACTAGCCAAGAATATCGCCCAAGATTGTGGCGTTAAATTGGATTTCCAGGCTACCGATAAGAATATTGCTAATTGGTATTTTTGTGGCTCCGCGTTAAAGCAAGTGGAGCGGTTACAAGATGCCGCGAATGTTAAAGCGTTTATTGATGATGACACTCTCTATGTGAAAGATAGGGATAAAGCATTAAACGGCCGTCTGCGTATTCTCAATCAAAAAACAGGCATGGTAGGTATTCCTAAAGCTAATGAAAAAGGCGTCGATGTCACTTATTTGATTGATAGTGGCTCCATATTGGGGGGAATGTTACGCCTTGAAAGTCAGTTTAACCCTGCTTTAAACGGTGATTATATTATTGAGCAACTCAAGTTCGATATTGCTTCCCATGACGACCCTTTCTTTTATCAAGCGATCTGCAAAAGAGTATAAACCATGAACCAACCAAATAATGATATTGCTAGCGAAGGCAGCTTGGCAGGGCAGTTTATGGCTGCGTTTCGTAACTTATTGATGAATATTGATGACATGCTACCGGCTACAGTGGTGAGTTATAACGATAAAACCAATCGAGCTGTTATCAAACCGTTAGTGATGATGGTTTCTACCGAGGGGAAAAAAATTGGGCGTGCTTCGGTAGCGAACATCCCGGTTTTCCGCTTTGGAGGAGGAGGTTTTTTTATCCGAATGCCCATTAAAGCAGGGGATTTTGGTTGGCTCAAAGCCAATGACCGCGATATCAGCTTAGTCTTTCAACGGGGCGGTTTAGAAGATGAACCGAATACAGCGCGCTTACATACTTTTAGTGATGCTATGTTTTATCCGGACACACTTAAAGGCTGGCTGATTGATGGAAAAAATACCGATGCGCTAGTCATTCAGTCTATGGATGGCTCAGTATGTTTGTCATTACATGAAGGAAAAGCTGTATTAGATTCACCCATTTTTGAGGTTAATGTGCCTGAAACCACCTTTAACGGTAATGTCACGATCAATGGTAACCAGGCGGTGAATGGAAACAGCGACTCAAACGGTGGCACGATGAAACATAATGGTAAGGATATTGGCTCAACGCATAAACATAGTGGTATTCAAAGCGGTAATAGCAACACAGGAGCCCCAATATGATGACCTTCGATGTTAACGACAATAACGATATTTATATTGGCAGTAGTGGCGACTTAGCGATAGCAAACGCTGAAAAAGCAACGCAAAACCGTTGCGAGCATTACGCCAAAGCGATACGCGGTGAAATGTTACATAAGCTAAATTCGGGGCTCCCGTATTGGAAAACAACCTTTGGGCGGCAAGTGGACGTGCCTTTGTTTGAGTCTGCTTTTCGCAGCCGAATGGGGGAACTGGATGATGTGACCTCCGTGGTGTCATTTTCGGCAGTGATGGCGGATAACACATTGAATTATACCGCGGTGATCCAAACTATTTATGGGGAGATAACACTTAATGGCTGATTATCAATATATTACATCACAAGGTGTCATTGTGCCTGATACCAGCACTTTACGTGATGAGGTCGAAAATGAATTTAAAAACCTCTTTGGTCAACAACTCGATGTGTCACCTGAAACGCCGCAAGGTGCACTTATCACCATGGAAGTTGAGAATCGGGATGCAATCGCACGAAATAATGCCGAGCTAGCCAATCAAATTAACCCTGATTTAGCCGGTGGTATATTTCTCGATGCAATATGGGCGTTAATGGGCGGTCAGCGTTTTGATGCGACCCATTCATTTTTGACACAGGTTAAATTCACCGGTACTGCCGACACCTTGATCCCTAAAGGGTCGCAAGCAGCAACGCTGAGTGGTGATTTATTTGAAACCACCAACACTCTGATTATTGGTAAGGATGGCACTATTACAGGGGATATGCGCGCCATTAAAACGGGGGCGATTGAGTGTGGGATTGGGCAACTGAATAAAGTGGCTAGCTCCGTATTAGGTTGGGAAACCGTTTATAACCCGAGTAATGCAATACTGGGGAGAAATGCGGAATCAGACTTACAGGCAAGGCGGCGGCGTAAGCAGACATTAGCTAAGAACACGGTCAGCGTGGGTGAAGCGATTACCTCTGCATTATATGAACTAGAAGGTGTGCGTTCCCTTGCTTATAGAGAAAATCATACCAGTCAGCCGATGGTTTTTGAGGGGATCACCCTAGTGCCTCATAGTATTTATGTGTGTGTTGAAGGGGGAGATAAAGATGCGATTGCTCGTTCGCTATTACGTACAAAAACGCTAGGAGCAGCTTTTAATGGCAATGAAGAAGTTAATGTTTTAGACACAATCAGCGGCCAAACTTATCCCGTTAAGTTTGATCGGGCGAAAGAGATTGTGTTGTTTTGTCGTGTGACAGTAAAAAAAGCTACCGTTGATGCACAAACCATTATCCCAGCTGCGGTTGAGTCATGGGCTAATGGGGATATCGATGGTGAGGGGGGTTTAGTGGTTGGGCGAGATGTTTCGCCATTTGAAATATCAGCGGGTATTAATGCGGTTGAGCCTCGCTTATTTATTACGCATGTTGAGCTTTCAACCGATGGCAAAGCTTGGTCATCGAATAACTATAAAATAAATATGAATGAGGTGGCAAGAATCAAACGCAGTGCAGTACAAGTGGTGATGGTATGACGAAAATCCAATCGTTTGATTTCCATTCAGATTTATTGCGTGCCATTCTTTGGCAGTATGAAGATGCTGAAAATCTTAAGGCATTAGCACAATATAAAGCGAATTACTTTGAACGTGCGACAACGCAGTTTTGGAGTGGTTGGTATCGTGATGTGTTCAATATTGATACCGCTAATGAGTTAGGTTTAAATATTTGGGCACGTATTCTTGATGTACCACTGGGGATTGATGTTTCTCCTAGTGATATAACGAAAATTGGTTTTGGTTTTGGCAAAAAGAAAGCCAATTTTAACGCTAATTTTCGGCGTAATACCGATTACACCTTATCCCTGACAGTTGAGCAAAAGCGTCTGGTTGTGCGTATGCGTTATTTTAACCTGACGCGAAGCCCAACGGTTACCAATATAAATCAGTTCCTTAAACAGTTTTTCTGGCAAGCAGATAGCAAAGTGTTCGTGCTAGACCCGCTGGATATGAGTTATCTGTATTATGTGTTTAGTTTCAATCCTGACGAACGTTTACGGGTGCTTCTTGAAAATTTTGACCTAATGCCTCGCCCATCTGGGGTTGGGGTTAAATATCGTATCGTGACGAAGAAATCGTTCGGTCACGGCCAACATCGTAAAAACTTCCTCAGTAGTAATTTCGGAGCATAAAATCCATGACAAAAATATTTAAAATCCCCTTTGCAACACAAGGGGACAGAACTTCTATTCCTGATGATGTACAAGCGGATGGCGCAGTATCTTACACGCAGGGCTATAGTTATGATTATGAGCGCGACCAAATAACGGACCCTGCGGCGAAAGATATTGAACGTGAAAAGATGAACGGTATGTTTCACGATATTACGGAGGCGATTGGTGAGCTGCAAAGTTTGGGGCTGCCTAAATGGGCAGCAGAAGCTAAACCATACCCGATCCGCGCCATTGTTTATCATAAAAATAAGGCATGGCAGTCGAAAGTTGAGAATAATAGCAATGAACCAGCTGCTGGAGCAGCATGGCATGAATTAAAAGCAGATTTAACTGCCAGCGATATCAATGTTTATAATAAAACCGAATCCGACAAGCGTTTCCAGCCATTAGGTAATTATCTTCCTGCTGGTTATAGCTATTCAAAAGTGGAGTCCGATACTCTTTATCAACCTAAAGGTAACTATGCCCCTGCTGGGAACTACGCACTTAAGGGGGAAAGCTACACCAAAGCAGAAGCAGATGGGCGATATCAACCCAAAGGCAGTTATCAGCCTGCGGGGGATTATGCGACGAATAGTGCTTTAACTAACGGCCTAAATACTAAGCTTAATATCAGCAGTGTTGTTCAGGCAACGGGCAGTTCAACAACGGCGGTCATGAGTCAAAAAGCAGTGACTGACGCCTTACAAAATGCGGTTAATCTTAATACAATTTACCCAGTTGGTATTGTGGTGTGGTTTGCTCAAAATAAAAACCCAAATACATTATTTCCTGGCACGAAGTGGCAATATATTGGTGAAAATAAAACGATTCGATTAGCCAATTCGAGTGGTAATAACGTGTTAAGTAGTGGTGGTAGTGATTCGATTAAGTTAACGGAAGCACAATTACCTGCACATAATCATAGCTTCTCAGCAACAACCAGTAGTTTTGATTATGGGACGAAAACGACAAACTCGAATGGTAATCACAATCATAGTGTTATTGCAGATGATGCAGGTTCGGGATCAGGTAATTTCGGGCGGGGTAATAACAATCGACGAGCCATTAATCAATCTGCGATGGGATTAGCTGGCGCTCATACGCATACAGTCGCGATTGGTGCTCACAATCACACTCTATCAGGTACAACAGGTAATAAAGGTAGTGCTGCTGTAATTACAGTAACCAACGCCTATATTATGTTAATGGGGTGGTATCGTATCTCATAAGTAATTATTGAAGCTAAAGTGGCGCAGTCAGTGCCACTTTTTGATTGCTGTTTATATAAATCAATTAGTTGACTAAATAATTCTAATCATTCACTGTTAATTTTAGATACAAATACATTTGTATCAACTATGAACTTAAAACTGTCGTAATTGTATTCTGAACAAATATTAATATGGGATGCTCTATCACATGTAAGGAATCAATGATTAAAAACGTATAAAATTTAGTATACTTTCTTCTATTAGAGAATATTGTGCGATATTTTAAAATAGCCTGAATATTTCATCTTTATATAATATTAATTTTTTTCATCATAGTGCATCCAGTCGTTAATATTATTTTCTACTTCCCACTCCTTAATTTTACGTATTATTGACTATTAATCGAGATATAAATGATTAATTCAGTGTTTGTCTTATTGTTTTAATTACTTTAATACAGTGAAATACCGTTGCCAAATACAAGGAGATATTATGTATATTAATTTTGCTTATGATATGGTAAACATAGGTTGGTTAACATTTATTATCTTTATGCCTATAGACCCTGTTTTTTCCTATTCTGCGCTATTGGAAATAACGACACTCTCGGTAAAGTAA